CAAGAAAAAGATTTTCGTAGCGACACCTATGTACGGTGGAATCTGTGGTGGGCAGTATACCAAGTCTACAGCCGACCTTTCGGCTATGGGTGCTCAATACGAAATGGATATTCGATTCTTTTATCTTTTCAACGAATCTCTGATCACTCGCGCGCGAAACTATCTTGTGGATGAGTTCCTTCGTTCAGACTGCACTCACCTTATGTTCATCGACTCAGACATTGGATTTGATCCCAATGACGTTATCGCTTTGGCGGTGATCGCCGCTGAAGGTTCTGATAAGGAAATCGTATGCGGTCCATATCCTAAGAAGTGTATTGCTTGGGAAAAGATCAAGCGCGCAGTCGATAAGGGTTTCGCTGACAAGAATCCTGAGAATCTTGAGAAGTATGTTGGCGACTACGTCTTCAATCCTAAGGAAGGCACTGGATCTATCCCACTCGACGAGCCCGTAGAAGTGCTGGAAGGTGGAACTGGCTTTATGATGATCCAGCGTAGTGCGTTGGAAAAGTTTGCGGCTGCGTATCCTCAATACAGCTATCTGCCTGACCATGTTCGCACAGAACACTTCGATGGTACTCGTGAAATCCTCCAGTATTTCCAGGCAGAAATTGATCCCAAGTCCAAGCGTTATCTTTCTGAAGACTATTGGTTCTGCCAGAAGATGTGGGATATCGACGTTAAGACATGGCTGTGTCCATGGATGAAATTGCAACATACTGGCTCGTATGTGTTTGGTGGATCACTCATCGACCTTGCACAGATTGGCGCTGGTGCTACTGCTGACGAGTCTTCGATGCCTCGTAAGATCGCTAAGAAGTGACTTGACAATCCCCCTAAACTATGATACTATTGAATGATAGGAGTACATATGATGAAGCTATCTAAAGAAACTACGGAAATCCTCAAGAACTTTGCAGCGATTAATCCATCGCTTATCTTCCAACCTGGCAGTATTCAGAAGACTGTCAGTCCACAAAAGACTGTTCTCGCTAAGGCTAATATCAGCGAGAACATCGGAACTGAGTTTGCTATCTACGACCTATCACAGTTCATCAGCACTGTGTCTATGTTCGAAGACCCTGACCTGACTTTCGGTTCTGAGTCTGTCGTTATCAGCAATGGCAAGGCAAGAACTACTCTGCGTTATGCTAAGAGCGATCTTATCCAGTCTCCTCCTGCTAAGGAAATCAACCTTCCTTCTACGGAGATTTCGTTCACGCTTGAAGCTGGTGCGTTGCAGAGTGCATTGCGTGCTGCTGGTGTGCTTGGTTTGCCTGAGCTTGGTCTAGTCGGTAAGAACGGTAAGGCTTATCTTACTGCGCTCGACTCGAAGAACGAAGGGTCTAATACTTTCGATTATGAGGTCGGTGAATCTGCTGCGAACTATCGTATGGTCTTCAAGATTGATAATCTCAAGATCCTCAATCGCGAGTATGAGGTTCGGGTTTCCGCTAAGGGGATTTCGCACTTCAGGTCTACGACTGGTGATGTTGAATACTGGATTGCGACTGAATCTAGTAGCAAATACGGTGACTAATAATGGGGAGCTTCGGCTCCCCTTCCTACTTTTGATATGGAGCCATGATGCGCGAAGAATTCCTCTGGGTTGAAAAGTATCGTCCTCATAAAATCGCAGACTGTGTTCTGCCAGAAAATCTAAAGACCACGTTTCAGCAATTCGTAGACGATGGTAATATCCCTAATCTGCTTTTGAGCGGAACAGCGGGAGTCGGTAAGACTACTGTTGCTCGTGCTATGCTTGATGAAATCGACGCTGACTATATAATTATCAACGGATCAATGAATGGAAACATCGACACTCTTCGCAACGATATTCGAAACTTTGCTGCAACCGTATCGTTCGGCGGCGGCAGAAAGTACGTTATCCTTGATGAGTCTGATTATCTTAACGCTAATTCCACTCAACCTGCTCTTCGCAATTTTATGGAAGAGTTCTCGTCTAACTGTGGTTTTATCCTTACATGTAATTTTGTCAATCGTATCATCGATCCTTTGCATTCTCGCTGCTCTGTAATCGAGTTCAAGATTGGATCTAAGGAAAAGGCTACGCTCGCTAAACAGTTTATGAAGCGAGTTAACTTCATTCTTAATACAGAAAATATTAAATACGAATCTGCAGTCGTTGCCGAAGTCATCATGAAGCACTTTCCTGATTGGCGTCGTGTTATCAATGAGCTTCAGCGTTATGCTGCGTCAGGTTCTATTGATGCTGGCATTCTTGCTTCGGTTGACAACGTAGAAATCAAAGAACTAGTCAAGTATCTCAAGGCTCGCGAGTTTGAGAGTATGCGCAAGTGGGTTGGTCTTAACGCAAGTATGGACGTGAACGTTCTGTTCCGTAAGCTTTATGATGCGTCGAGTGCTATCCTCAAGCCTGAGTCTATCCCTGCGCTGGTGCTCGCGCTCGCGGACTATCAGTATAAGGCTGCGTTTGTGGTGGACCAAGAAATCAATATGTCCGCCTGTATGACTCAAATCATGATGGACTGTGAATTCAAGTGAAACGGAGAATATATTATGAATCGTGCTAACAATGTTCCTGTGATAACTCGCTCTATTCTTTCAACAAATGACTTGCAAGTCGTAACCATAGAAGGTACAACTGGACCTAATGTGAAATTTTGTGTGAATTGTAATCAGCTCTATTCTATCACGAGCTTTTATCTTCGTGCGCCTAATCGTCTCACTAAAGAAGGTCAGACGAATCATGAGTTGAAAAGCAAGTATCATAAATATTCTGTTGTTAAGAACCTGACAGAAAAGCGTTGCATACCTTGCCGTGATGAACAGATTGATGCGAATCGACGTAAGCAAACAATGCTCAAGAATATACTTTCGGGTAAGCTGAAAGTGACTGGTCCGCTCGATAACCCTGATCTTTACAATGAGTAATCCCTTCGTATATGTTGATAGTGTTAGCTATAACAAAAAGAACCTGATGAGGGGTTCTGAGAACGACGAGCTTTCAGAAAAGGGATATAAGCCTTATCTGACGAATCGTTCGCTTTCCTATCACCAGGACTCTGTTCTCTACGCTAACGAAATGAACCAAAGACCGCAGCTCGACAATAAGCAACAATACGAGTATTTACTAAATACTTTGCGGAAGCGTAAAAGGTTCGCAAAGTGGAAAAAGCAAGAACCTGACGCAGCCGTTGAGATGATCATGGAGTATTTTGGCTATGGTCGTGCTAAAGCGGAACAAGCTATGCGCGTATTAACCGATGACCAGTTGACCATGATCGAGAGTGCTCTCGACAAAGGTGGCAAAGGATGAATGCATCGGTGGAAAATATGGTCGAAGTCAAGCTACGATCAGCAGAAGATTTCCTTAAAATTCGCGAAACATTAACTCGTATCGGGGTCGCTTCTCGACGCGATAAGGTACTGTTTCAGTCCTGTCACATCCTACATAAACAGGGTCGCTATTATATCGTTCACTTCAAGGAACTGTTTGCTCTTGATGGTAAGCCTACGAATTTCTCAGACGAAGATAAAGCACGCCGTAATACGATCACCAATCTGCTTGCCGAATGGGAGTTGGTTGATATCGTAAATACAGAACGTACAAACGACATCGTAGCACCGCTAAATCAAATCAAAATCATAGCTCACAAAGAAAAGAATGAGTGGAAACTCGAAGCTAAATACAACATCGGTAAGAAGCGGACCGTTGACTGACGCCTTCTCTACCTTACTGAATTTATGTGTGGTGATAGGACTGATTATCCTTCACTACATATAAATAAACCGTGACGCCTTCGGGGTCACATACTTAACCTTGCCTAATAGGAGGTCATACTATGACTAAAGAATACGCACAAATCCCTTCACCGTTCACTTCTTTCGATCCTTTCTCTGTCGGCTTCGACAAGACATTCAAGCTGCTATCTTCGCAGTTGGATGGTATCGGTAAGAACCTTCCTGGATATCCTCCATACAATATCAAGAAGGTCGATGAAAATAAGTATGTTATCGAAATGGCTGTAGCAGGATTTGCAAAGACAGACATCGAGCTGACTCTCGAT